GGGTAGCACGAACACTCTTAGCCTGTTCAGCATCCTTAGAAGCCTTGTAAGCCACTTCTTGTTCAGCAGCAGTAGTAGTTACACCATCTACCACTTGGTCAATGAAGACAGGGCCAAGGATGTACTTTGTGTACCACTTACCATCTACTTGTTCAACACCAGAGGCTTGAGAGTATTGGTAAACAGTTCCACCCGTTGCTTGTGGGCCTTCAAAGACTACATCAGCACCCAAAGCCTCTAAGACTTCAGTTGTTGTTGTATCCCATGATGGGCCACCATTGGCTTTTGTGTATGCACGAAATTCTGCTTCGTACATTACTGCGCCTGTTGATTGGATTCTGATTTGCATGATGATTCCTTATGCGATAGCCAAGAAGATGAATGTGCCACCAGAGGCATTGATAGCGGCTGGCGCAGTTGAACTAATCTCAAACCCTGCGCTGTATGTGTCAATGTAATCTGTATTGGTCACTTCAGCGGCTGTGCTGTTTAACAGTAAATAAGGGTCATTACCTGCCACAATTCCTCTGGCTGTGTCCCAGACATACCAAGCACCAGAAGCATCAGCACGTTTAATGAGCACAAACCTCGCTCCTGCTGTGAAGCCGCAGTCAATCTGAAGCGTTGTGCCTGTTCCTGTGTAGCCGCCTACTTTGGAAACACCAGCGCAAGTGGCGAATAGATAGGCAACATAATTAATTGCTGAATAATTCGTTGTGTTAACACCTTCATTGCTATCATATACAGAGAACACAGTTGATGTAGGTGTTGTTAGATTCCAATCCGAATAAGGCCCATAAGCTGCTCCAGTTGATTCTAAAGCTATATATTTAGTAGGCCCAAGCGGAGCAGCATAAACACGCCAACCAAAAGAAGTTGACCCTTGGGAGCCATTACGCGCTCTTACAATCATCAGCTCAGGGGCAACAGTTAAGTTATGAGTAATTTGTCTTCCAGATGTCCCATCCCCTGTATAGCAAACCTCATCAAAAAAACTAGGGGCACGTTTTGTGGGATAGAAAACAAAGTTGCGTCCTGAATTGTTAAATCCGTTTCCATTTGTGTCTTGTCCTAATGACAGACCATCGTTATTGAATGATGTAACTATTGTGGCATCAGTTTGTTCTGCTGTTGAGCCAGAAGAAACTAAAAATTTATCCACGCCTCTTAATTTATCAATAAAAGGAGGAGCACCTCCATACGTTCTATTCAAACCAAACACCATGTCAGGCGCAAAGCCAGTAGTAACAGTTGAAAATAATGAGTCTCCTGCTCTTGCAACAGGCTTAAACACACTAGTCCCACTCGTAGGCACTTTCATCGGGCCTCTACGAATGGCTATGTAGATGTAAGTATTGTCAGCGTTATTTGTATTGTTAAAACCGCCAGAAACTTGGAAACCTGTTGCAGTAACCCTAGAATCGGCTTCGCTACTTTCAGCACCAGAAGTGTTTGCTCTAAGCTGTTGAGCATTAGTAACAGTACCTGGCAACCCACGCATTGTGTCCATCATTAGCCAAGGTGTTCCTGACGCATATGTGCCACTAGCAGCTTTAATAAGAACAAACTGTGGCTCATAACCTAAAGTAATGTTGTTTGTGCTGTTGTTGCCCGTATAACTCCCACAGCTAATCACATTGTCCGTACCAGTTAGGCCAAAGCCCCCTGCGTTGTGGGCAAAGATGTAAGCAACGTAGGTTGCTCCTGCTGTATTCATAGCATTGCCAGAAGCATCGTTTACAAGGGCTGGAGCAAAACTTGTACTTGTCATTGCAGAAGAAAAGTTCTGATTTGTATAAAGCGCTGAACCAGTTGTATTTAAACTTAATCCGGTTACAGATGCACTAACAGAATTAGCCCGATGCCAAACACCCCATGCAGAAGTGCTATCAGTTCGCTTACAAATAATACATCCGGGTACAGAGCCTAAATTATGTGATACACCAGCACCGGGATAGGGGACATCCCCAGAATAAGTCACAACATCAAAGAACTTTGGTTGCTTGCGGAATGTCCATGAGACACCTAATCCTGTGTAATTACTATTATCAAATTCACCTAACGTAAAACCATTTGAATTAAATGATGACATTACGCCACTTCCACCATTTGCGGAGGCAGCTGTGGTATTGGAATTTAAATAATAACCAGCACCACGAGCAGTGTCATAAAGATTAGAACTGTAAGCAACTGTTCTATTTTTAGTCCAAACCAAACCGCCCTTACCAGACAAGTCAATGCCATTGGTTATGGTCTGTGATGCACCCGTACCTGTGTAAAGGTATGTGCTGAAAACATCCTCAATATAGTTAGGCACAACAGGAACACCACCACCAAAGGCATCGTAACTAGCCGCACCAGAAGTTGCTTGTAATGGCATGATTTAAGCCTTAAATTGTGTGTTGCTTGCTAAGACTGTGAAAGTCGCACTACCTGTCTTGATAATCAAATAACGATAGCTATCAATGCCACTAGCATTACCCGCTGTAGGCGCACCACCTAGCCATCTAGTAGTGACTCCAGAAGTCGTACCATCCACTTGAACAGCAGAGTTGTAGTAAGCAGTAGAGCCTTGAGTGACTAAGAAAGCCACAGTCATTGACTGACCTGTACTCATCAAGGTATTCAAAGATGTACCGCTAGAGGCTCTGAAGTTAACAGTCCAGTTAGCACTTGCGTTACTTGTGTAGTACAAGACTGACTGAGTGGTAATGTCGTAGTTAATCGTGCCAGTAGCCGCTGTTGCTGATACTGTTGCTACCTCTGCTGCATCGTTTAGAACAATGGCAGTAGCTGATGAAGTGCCTGTAAAGGTCTTAGTTCCTGTAAAGGTCTGGGCTGTGTTAATGCTTGCAACATTGGTTAGAGTGTTGTCAGCAAAGGTAATGGTCTTGTTAGTAAGAGTCTCAGTACCTGCAAGTGTAGCAAAGGAGCCAGCTGTTAGAGTAGCTTGAGTCCATGCTGAACCACTCCACACCCATAAGTTAGAGGATGTTGAATTCCAATACAGAGCACCTGTAAGTAGTGTGTTACCATCGTTGTCCACTGATGGAGCTGAAGACTTAGGGCCAAGATACCTATCATCAAAGCTATCATAGGACGCTGCAGCTGAACTAGCAGAAGCACTGGCTGCAGAGGCTGATGATGAAGCTGCAGAGGCTGAGTTACTTGCATTGGTTGCTGATGTTGCTGCTGCAGACGCTGATGTAGCTGCTGATGTTGCACTACCTAGAATACTGTCAACATACACTTTAGTTGTTAAGTCAGCATCAGCACTTGGAGTTGCTGTACTTGTAACCTTGTTAGCACCCATGACAATGTTACCTGTCATAGTTCCACCTGCCAAGGCTAACTTAGCATCACCAACACCATCTACGTAAGTCTTAGTTGTAGCATCAGTTCCTGCAGTTGGAGTACCTAAGCCAGTGATCTTAGACGTACCCATTGCAATAGCACCTGTCATCGTACCACCAGCTAAGGGAAGCTTAGCAGCAATAGAGTTAGTGACAGTAGTGGAGAATGAAGCATCATCATTCAAGGCTGCAGCAAGTTCATTTAAGGTATCCAATGCTGCTGGAGCACCATCAACAAGATTACTAATAGCTGTATCTACGTAGCCTTTAGTGGCTGCATCGCCTGAGTTAGTTGGAGATGTAAGGTTAGTAATAGTGGCTGCTGAGGAAGCATCCATGTTCAAGCCACCGTTAATGGTGACATCGTTGAACGATGAAGTACCTGTAGAGGCTGTTACGTTACCTGTTAAGTTACCAGTTACGTTGCCAGTTACATTACCTGTCAAGTTACCAGTTACGTTACCAGTCACAGCTCCTGTGATAGCACCTACAAAGCCTGTCGTTGCAGTTACTGTAGTACCTGTGATGGCTGCAGCTGTAGTGCCACCAATGGGTGTATTATTAATTGTACCACCAGTCTGAGCTACTCCAGCTACAGTGCCCCCTGTAATGGCAGCTGCTGAAGCTTCTTGATTACCTAAAGAGCCTACAATCCTAACAACTGTACTTGAGTTATCCTTGGTGTACAGTTTCTTATCTGTTACGTTAATGGCTAACTCACCCTTAGTTAAGTCTCCAGCTGCAGGTGTAGCAGATGCTGTACTGCTATTCTTTGTAATGATCGTTGTCAT